CTCTAGTCAAATTGTCAAGATGATAGAAAATGAAAACCGTTTCCAGTTGGCTTCGTAGGCCAAAGCTGTTGCTTTTCTCTCTCTGATCTCTCTGAATAGTTGTAGTTCGCTGCGAGTGTCTCTTCGTATGTTGGAAACCTAATTGGCTTCAACTCTAGAACTTCGTCCAAAACAGAACGATGTATCGTCTGATGGTAGTCCTTGAATTCCGAAAAGTCTGGTGCGACTTTCAACTTATTGACAATAAAATCGTACACGTTGACACAAGTATTATAAACTTGTCGTGATGATCCCATTGCTGCCATGGCTATGCCAATGGCTGACGCTGCTGTGCCTCCTAGACGTTTAGGTCTCTCGGGGTACAGTAACTTGGCGAGTAACTCCGCGGGGTCGCGGGTTGCTATGCCTTGATTGTTCCTGTAGCTTAACACTTCTACGTCGTTTAATGATGTCCCGTAAGACGTCTTGTCGACTGAAAGTATAGCGTTAAATCTACGTTGTGCTTCAGCTGCTAACTTGGTGAGAAACTTCTCTCCTCCAAATTGAAATACCCTCTCTGAGAAGGTAGTCAAACTGTCGTCTCCTTGGACAAACAGGTTAAAACCGGGAGCGTTGATGTCAACTCCTAGTGCTGATAAACACGTCAGAAGGTAAATGGCATTAACAAACGAGTCTAATAACTGCGTCTGCTGAAATCCTGATGCGATTCCATTGAATGTCCATTTATAAATGGTTCCTGAGAAACCGAGGATATGAGTGTTCTTAACTGAATAAGTCATCCATTCCCAGAGATTCTGGATCTTCCATTCTTCTGTCTGCGATGCGTGGTAGTCATGAGTGTCCGAAACCGACGGCTCGTAGCCTTTGTCGAAATCAAACCATGATCTCCATATTCCATGGACGTCGTCGATGACTTCATGAAGGGCGCGATGGTCAAAACCTGACCAATCGGCTGATAGCACTGATGAAAAATTCGTTTTAAATAACGTTCTCCACAGTTTTTGCCATCCTCCTTTGAATGTCTCGTAACCCCAGAGCATTGGTGATTGAACTTTTCTGTTTAGATATTCCTTTTGAAGGTTCCAAATAAACATGTTCTCAGCCATAAGTAATAACTTTGGCACTCCAAATACTGCTCGGATCTTGTCGTCCTTGTCTGCCTTGACTGTGTGTGCTCGAGCGTGAAGTGTATTCCACTTGTACGGCACGGGTAAACCAGTCTCCTTGTCCCAAAACGGGGCGAGGCCAAACTTAATGTTATGAATGTGGGTCCTGTTGTCATGAAAAATCTCATCGTATAGGTTGTGGAACGTTGGCTTGCTGTCCAAGTTGATTCCTTCTGCCTGCATACGTCTTAGTTCTCTTGCCCAATATTGGCTGTACGAGTATGGTGCTTCTGCACTAACGTTCAGCGTCCAAGGAAAGTACCTTAGATCTGGGTAAGCGATGGGTTTCAAGCGGCGTGATGGTCGAAACAGTCGTTCGCATGTGGCGAGCGCCTTTCGGTAGTGGTAGTCTCTGTCTACAGGGTGAAATGGTTGGTCCGTTTTCTTGAAGTCTTCCTCCGCGATATCGTCTCCTCCTTTCGATCGTCTGTATCCATGAATTGCTTCCTCAGCTAATTCGGGGCTACACTCCATGTGAATTGCCTTCTTGATTAACTTCTCGTTCATATTCCTCAAAGCGTCTGATCGAGCTTGGTGGAATTTGAAAACTTTGGTGTTCTTCGGTAAATGACCGACAACTTTCAAGTTTGTGGCTTGCATTGTGTGATGTGTATGGTGTTCGTGTGTTGGCTTTTGTTTATGTCTCAGTTCCTTTCTGATCTAGTTTCGTCTCGTCCTTTCGAT